AAGCCAATAGATTTCAACATGAATTGCCAAATTTTCAAAGTTTGTGAGGGTCATCATTGTTTTTTGTACAGAACAGTACATTGTTTCAGATTGAGGAGCAGCACTGACTACTCCTAACTCTGTATTTCCAGTGGTTGTTCTGTTAATATTTAATTCAAAGATGTTCGATGCACTAGAAGTTCGACTGCCTTCGACAGCGGCATCAGCTGTTGTTATAATAAGTTGTTGACGGTGATGAAAGTAACGTCCAACGTAAATCCTTTGAACACCATAATCACCTGTTATGAGTTGTTGAAATGTATCAGAGAATCTAACCCTTCCGGCAAAACTGTGTGCTTGAGGTTTACGCCCTTGCATGCTGAACTTGACGAGAGTCATGTCTTGAGTTACATGACCAACACTGCGAGTATACTTAGCAGTACGTCTAGCAGCTTTCTTCTTCGTTGTCTTTCTCTTTCTTTTTCTGACCTTGTTTCTCAAGCGACCCTTTGGGTACTTGACCTTCTTCTTAGCTCTTAGGACATAGTTAGATCGCTTTCGCTTAAGCATGGGTAAGTCATTTTGGCCTGAATTGAGATTATATCCGAATTCAGCGCCTGCTACCATTCCTTCTACATCTCCCACAATAAATCCTAAGGTAGCACCGGCTATAGTTGCAGCTGCTTGCATAAAGAATTTATTGAATTTCTAAGATATCCCATCTGTCAAGAGACATTTGGCTAACATCTGGAGGAAAATTAGCAAAGACCACAACATGTGGAATTTTAAACCTCTTTGCTATAGATTCGTACTTCGTACTGAAGAAGTATCCGTTTTTGAACTGCTCGACGAGTCCATATGGAAACTGTTCAATATTACATCTTGGCCAGTCGAAGAAAACATAGCCCTCGAAGTTGTAGGCATAGTGGATATCGGCATGTTTGCCTCCCGTGACGACGAAGGTTTCCCTAGGTTTGTAGTTGAGCGCAAAGTAACTTTTTCCGGCATTGCCCGTTGCTTCCCACCGCCAAAGAACTGTTCTTGGATTGGGTCTGGCTTCGAGGGTCTGGGCGAGATCCCATTGCCAGTTGAGCCGGGGCTGCAAAACTGGTATGTCCAATAACACATCATGCTGCATCTTTGTAATCCGCACCAACTGCATGTATCTTGGATATTTGGCCATAAGGTTACCAAATCCTTCGTCCAAAAGTTGTTGATTGGTACTTCCTGACTGAAGGGCACTTGTGAATTCTTCAATGTCTCTTCTTCGACCGTTTTCAGTAACTGGTTCCACTCCGTATTCGACGGGGACGGTTCCTGCAACTCTACTTTCCTCTTTGGAACAGTACGCTTTCGCTTGCTGGTGACTTCCTTTTCTAAGCTCGGCGTGACAGGCAAATCTCCGGGAAAAGGTACTGCATCTACTGCGTTGCAGAAGGCACACGTAACCTTGGAGGTGTCTTCGTCCTGTTTCTGGGGCTTCTTCTTCCTGGAAGATGTAATAGGAACATAGGGGTCTGAGTTGGTCTTCGACTTCTTGGGTTGAGAGACTCCCATGATTTGAAAAGCGGGTGAAAATAAAATACTTTGACTGCATTTTATAAAAGTGGGACTGGGACTGAGGTGGGGGGTAATAATGGCCTGCGGCGCCCCCACCTGATGTCCCACTTTTTCTTTTGCAGGGACTTCGTCCCTCGCGACCCTTTTTTTTTCTTTTGCAGGGACTTCGTCCCTCGCTACCCTTAACCTCCCTCCCTCCGGGGGGTCCCTCCAGTTTTCAAACTGGACAAAGAACGGGGGGGCCCCATCCACCCCTCCCTGGTCTTCGACCTCCCTTCGCTTCGCTCCGGGGGTCCCCGAAGACCCTCAGAACCTTTGATTAATCTCAAGTGTGGTGGTTGCTTCGCAACCGTCGGTTCCCGGGTGAATGTCCCCCCATGTGTTTCAAATCAGAGGCACCATGTGTTTCAGGTCGGAGGCGCGCCAAGGAACGCCTCTTTTTTTATATATAGAGTGATATTTCCCTTCTTTATGGCTCTAAGATTGGATAATGTTGAAGAAGATTTCCCTGAATTCGAATGGTTGTATCAAGAAGCATTAATAGTTCATGAAATCGCCCTCCGACTTTACGACGAAGGACTCTGGGATTCCTTAGATGATGATGTAAGAAATGCTTACGAACAAAACGCAATAAATTTTGGTTTGACCTTTTATTTAATCGTTCATATCCGCTGAGCGAACAGGAACAACGTCTCCATCAGGTTCCATAATTTCTGCTGTTACTAAGTTTGCAGGCGCAAAGAAATTAGACGAGTACGCGCGATTAATAGGCACGTTCTTGTCTTTTTGCACATGATAATAAGCAGTATCATATTGCATATAACCAATTTTTGTTGGGCCAGTATTAACCACTTGAGTTGAAGGCCCGTCAGTGGTTATTCGAGCTACTAAGGGAGCTGGTTTGAATATCATCATTGGAACAAACGTCATTCCTTTCATGTTAGCGACAGTAGGAACGTCAAGCCGTTTAATAAGTTTGTGTACTGGGCGTGTAAATTCAAATCGGATTGTTAAGCCTGGAGGAAGGACAAACTCCCGCTTGTGATGTAATTGCCAATATCGTTTAAAACTGACATTGGTGAAAGGATCTTCTCCATACGTCTGAGACTGAGGATAGCCAGGAGTGGGTACAAAAGCTGCATTATTAGGTTGTGCGAGTACAGGCTGGTTGATTCCAAGATTAACCATATCATTGGCCCAAAGTTGATCTGGTTCAATGTCTGAATCATTTTTCGCTAGAAGCCAATAGATTTCAACATGAATTGCCAAATTTTCAAAGTTTGTGAGGGTCATCATTGTTTTTTGTACAGAACAGTACATTGTTTCAGATTGAGGAGCAGCACTGACTACTCCTAACTCT